CTTCCACGCTTTTCCACACTTGCGATTATCGTTCCTGTGACCTGATGATTTATTTTTCATTCGAAACACTTACTATCTCAAAGAGTTCTTCAGCCCTATCAAAAACTTTCATTGAATAAGTTGTTAGACCAAAAAAATCTTTTACGATTTTTAGCACCTGATCAGGAATTAGATTCCCACAAGTGTATAAGTCGAACTGGAGAAGCGCAGGTGTTTGCTCATCCCAAACGTGCCAAGCGATATGAGAAGTCTCAATGAGAACACAAGAGGTCATACCTTTATTACCTGCTACTTGAACATAGACCGCTTGAGGTTCGATAAGTCTTTTCATACCTATTGCTTCAACAAGGTCACGCATAAATTGTTTGACCAGATCAACATCAGTTGGGGGTTTAGTTACCTGACCAATGATGATTTGTTGTAAATGTTTTATACCCATTGTTAATCCACGAGTCCTATGACTGAGCCTTTACCTTGCGCAACATCAATAGCGTGAAGAACCCCAGCAATAAACAAAGTTGGTATTTGAAAGTCTTTTGTATTAGCGTTACGGAATGTCATAACCTCAACCTCAGCCATCATTGAATCGATTACCGCTTGACGTGCGAAAGAAACAATCAGGTGAGTTCTATCAATAGAGTCCTCAAGAGACTCAGGTTTGCCCTGATAATGGTTCATTGCATAATTCATTAATAATGATTTAATTCTTTGACCAACAGGATCATCAAAAACTTCTATTCCCACGATTGTTTCAACCATCCTTGCTCGTGTGCCTCTTTAGGATTCTGTGTAACCCAAGTATGGCAAGGGCGGCACAAGGCCACCAAGTTATCTAATTCTGTTATTGATCCACCTCTTGAACGGCTTTTCAACTCGTGTATGTCTTGACTTCTATCAGATAAACATCTTTGACAAACAGGTCTATCAGCCAAGAGTTTTCTAACCAAGTTTCTTCTCTTTGTTTCATAGAGTTGTGTCATCTTCGCTGATCTTGGTTTGATAGGTTTCTTGTTCATACTCAAATCTTAAAAGGTATTTGTGACCCAAGGATTATTATCTGATTGTGTGGCAGCAGGTTTATCCCTCTGAATCGTTGCGTTTGGGGTATAAGACTTTCTTCTCAGTTCAGCCCCAACAGATTCAGCCTCAACCTCATAAACAGTTTTCTCTGTGCCATCTTTGGCTGTGTATGAGCGTTGTTTGAATTTACCTACAACAACAACTGTGTCACCTTTTTGACAGGTAGCAGTAATATTTTCAGCGGTTTCATTCCAGCAGTTCACATTCAAATAAACTTTGTCACCATCAACCCAGTTACCTTGTGTATCTTTTTTGCGTTCAGAACAAGCAACACGTAAAGATGCAACAGATTTACCTGTTGTTGTGAACCTAAGTTCTGGGTCTTGCGTCAAATTACCTACGATAATCATTGTTGGTAATGCCATTATTTATCTCCTTTTAGTTTGGTTAACTTATCTAACGCTAGATATTTTGTTTCAAAGAAATCAGATTCCTCACCTAATTCCCAAGCCTTGTCATAATCCAAGTAGCCAAGAATCTCAACTTCCTTGAACTCTGGTTCAATTGCTTTCGTTGCGAAAAGAATCAAACCAAGACCGACTTGTTTCTTTCGAACAGCAACAGCATTTTTTGTTCTAACTCTGCGAACCTCAATATTGCGACCAACATCTGCTTTATGTTTCTGTTGATCGTGATTGTCGGCAGTCCAAAAACTTCCTGACCAGTATTGGTTAATGTGTTTTGCCACAGCAAGTTCACAAAGTGCTGCTGCAAATTGGGCTGTTTTATTTGATTCCATTCTTGAGGGATCATAATGTTTAGCGTCTTGTTTTTCCCAGTTGGCAGTAAATCTTCTTACCCCAACATTGGAAGCCCATTCATATTCCCAAGGTTCAAACGTGATTAACATTTTATTTTTGTTAACCTGCTTCCGATAGTGATAGGAAAAAAACCAACAGATTTAGTTCTTTTGGTTTTATTCTCAAACTCTGTTGTTGTTGGTAAATCTGTTTGGTCTTTCCACTCAGGTTCAAACAAAGTTAAATCAAAAGCCCACACACCTTGAGGTGTTGAACAAATGTAAACAGGTGTCATCCCACGTTCCATAGCCTCATATTTGACACGAGCATATTTTGAACGCTCAATCATCAAGTTTTCGTAGTGGCTGTTGCGGCATTTCAGTTCAATGAAAAGTTGTCTAGTTCGTGAGAAACAATCGTAAGAAGAAAAGTCGTCAACAGATGCAATCAGGTCAGGCATATAAAACTCTTTTAACTTATTAAATAATTCTTTTTCGTTCATAATCTGTGAGCAATCACTCGGATAACTTTTCTTTTATCTTTAATATTTTCTGGCAAGGGAAAAGCCTTTCTAAGTCTCTCTCTTTCAAAAGCACTAAAACTTCCCCAAATTCCGTAACGTTGTTTAGAAATCCAGGCATCTTCAAGACAGAAAGCGCGAACATCACAAGACAAACAAATCTTTATCGCTGTTCTAATTCTCGGAACATCATCTGCCTCGCAAAAAAACAATTCTGGATCGTGGTCGAGGCATTTTGCAGACTGCTGCCAATCATCTGGTCTGGGGCATTCAGCGCAGATTTGTGTACCCTCAATCACAGGATGTTTGCAATCTTTTAGCACTTTCAAATTCCTTAATAAGTTTCGTAATGGTTTCCAAACTTACTACTGCCCACCATTTATCAACATTTGCCACACCCACACCATTTGGTTTGATTACGAGAACACCAAGGTTTGCAACAGCATTTACACGTTCAGTTTCGGTTTCTTTCATCCATTCGTGGATTTTGTACGAGCGTTGATTCTTAACCTCAATGACACAGTTAGGAACACCAGCAATATCACCTTTGTCATTAGCACCTGACAAAGTTCTTCTTTCCACCGCTGAGAAAGTTTGCTTCAAATAATCAGCAACAGCAGTTTCAGCCAATGTTCCTTTATGCTTTGATTTGCTCATCTCACAAGCAACTTCACAACAAAAAACATAATCGCAAACAACATAAAAGAAATTAGAATCTCACCCATTCAGTAGCCCCAGATTCTTTCATCTTCACGATCTTTAGCAGCCAAATCAGCATCAGGTTGCCAAGATGGTTCAAAGTTCAACAATTCATCCCAAGACTCATAAATAAAAGTGATTGAGCCATCCTCATTGTGTCTGGTAATCATTTGTTTTTCCCAGGCAATTTATGAATAGTCCAAGGAAGTGTAAGGAGAAACAAATAAATCATCCACACAGCGTAATCGTAGAAAGTCATTTATTGTCCTTTCAGTTGTTGAATTTGTACTTTAAGTGATTTAATTTCGTCAAGTAACAAATTGCCACTTTTACGCCTAACTAACCCTAATTTCAAAAATTCCTCATTTAATATTGTTTCCCATTCTTCAGGAAACATTCTTCTTATTCTTTTATCAGCAGCCCTATATGCGATTGCTCTGCGAGCACCTTTGGCATTGTGTTCTTCCCTTGATTCAGCCATTTAACTGACCACACAATCGTGTGACTCGCCTTTAACAAAACCTTTATGGCAATTAACACAAATCTTTACCAAACGTAGATGCCTTTCTTTATTTTTCATTACAGGGCCAAAGTCTTGCTTTGGTTCTTCATAGATGCTTTCAGCCAAATCGTCACAAAGTTCTAACGCTTCAGCCCCATCTAAAACAATTGACCAGTCATTGACATCAAACAGAGTTATTAAATCATCAACAACAGCATCTTGTTTAGATAAATCCCCTCTAACAATTGATTGAGCCAATTCTAAAACTCTGTCAGGATTAGCATCAATTGAATGAGCGATAAATCTGATCAAAGAATCTAAATCTTTCTTTGGCACACCAATAACTGTTACATCACCATCTTTAATAAGTTTAGGCATTTATTTTGTCCCTTTCTGTTAAATGTTCGTGACACCAACCACAAACACTATTCTCTGTTATACGACTGACATTTATTACCCAAGCGCACCCAGAACACACAACCTCAATCATTAGAAGTCCCTTTGATTAGATGGGTGACTAGCAAAATAGTGCTCGATAACAACTGTTCCAGCCATAACTTGACCAGACCAAGAATTATCGTGACTGCAACCAAACCCACATTCCAAACAAACAAGTTCAGAATCAGGATCGGCTGACTGATCAATAATTGATGCAAACAAATCAAAGTTCTCATAAATTGCATCAGGTAATGCTTTTTTTGTTCTACTCATTTGATCCTCACTTTAACTAAACAACCATTCTGGTTGGCTAAATTTATTGATTGTTGTTCTGCCTCAGCACGAGTATCAAAAACATCTGACACATCTTTACCGAACACGAATTGGTGAACAACATACTTGTCACCTGATTTTTTAACACCATAAGGTGTTGTTTCGTAAATGTAATTCATTTGTGCCTCTTTCCTTTTTAGGTTCTGCTGGTGAACAACGCAGGAAGCCCACCAGCAGAAGATTTGTTTATTACCATTCACCAACTACACGATATGATCTACCAGTCACGTTTGAAGAAACAGCATCTTTACAATCACAACAAAACTCTAAAGTGGATAAGCCCTTTAATTCTTTTTTAGTACGACCAAACATATAAGTATTATGATTGTCACAAAATAGAACATAAGTCTTGTCACAATGATTTTCTGCCCAATGAAAACCAACAATCTCATTAGTTTTGTATATTGTTACCTTTTGCATTTTGACCCCTTTCCTGAGTCCTGTTTGCTTACATAACTAACAATACTCCTCTGTATAACAGCATCAAGTTATTTCGAGCATATTTTGATAACGATTTGATAACGATTTAGTAAACAAACCGAACATTTGTTCGAATTTTACGTTCAGGCGGAGAAAACTAGGCAGAGGATGGCAAGGAAACCCTCACCAACCTCAAATTACGCCCAGTATGGAGACTGAGGATTTCGGATGGGTGGCCCTAAGACCACGATTGCGCCATATGTAAATAAAGATTGGTAAATCAATGTTAGGCAACCAGTTTTAACATTTCTAATATTTACTCGCACATTAACGATCTTGTGCTCGCTTGATTATTTTCTTTCAAGACAACATATCTGGCTCAAACCCAGATTTAACGTGTGATTAGCACGCCCAGAGATTTTGCAGCAGAGACTCTGTCACTCAGATATAAGTTTTACCATACGTTTAATAATCCATTCAACAACAGGTACTGAAACAGCGTTACCAAGCATTTTGTATCGGTGAGAATCAGCCTGCGCTGCTGTCCAATCATCAGGAAATCCTTGCAAACGTTCACATTCT